TCAGTTTCAATTCTTTCTGGTGCAACTCCTGGAGTTCACTGGGGACCTGGAGGAAACTTCTTCCTTCGTGCAGTTCGATTTGGAAACACGGATCCAATGATGCATCTGTTCAAAGCAGCAGGGTATACAATCGAAGATGACGTAGTATCAGCAAACACATCAGTTGTATACTTCCCAATCAAGTCAGGGCATCCAAGATCTGAAAAGGATGTTACATTATTTGAAAAGATTGCACTTGCTGCAACTGCCCAAAAGTATTGGTCTGACAATGGTGTTTCAGTAACACTTTCATTTGATAAGGAAACAGAGTCAAAGCATGTTGTTCCAGCACTACATATGTACGAGGGACAATTGAAGGCAGTGTCATTCCTTCCAATGGGAAATACTGTTTATCCACAGCAGCCATATACTCAGATCACTGAAGAGCAGTATGAGTCGTATATTGGCAAATTAAAGCACATTGACTTTGGGGCAATCTACGACGGAGTAGATAATCTTGAGGCTCAAGGAGAAGCATATTGCACAACTGACTACTGTGAAATTAAAATAAATAAGTAGTCTTCTGTGGTAAAATAGACTCATAATGTCTACTCCATCAAACCTATACGCAGAGAAAGTGTTCGCAGAACACCCAACTGGTCTTTGGGCTCTTGATGATAATGCAGACTATATTTCTTTAATTTCTGAGCAACAAAGAAACCTCTCTAACTGGACGATTACTGGCGGTACCCATCAAGAGTATTCGGACTCAATAGGCCAACCATTTATAAATAGTTATGTAGGTAAAATTACAGCAACTCCAACTAGTGATGAGACAGCATCTATTGTTGCAATAAGCAATGAAATTATGGACTTGAGAGATTTAAATACATACCTAAAAACATTTTCTATCGGAGGTTATTTTTATTCTGAAAGTTCTTACATTTCTGGTTTTGAAATTGGCTATCAATATGAAGATACTACCAGTGGACAGATTGTTAGACATTTAAAAAATTATGACACCGTTATAAATAATAGTTGGGTTTTTATATCAGAAACATTTGATACACCTCCAGACGACTCAACAATACAACTAGTATTCAAAATTAACTTTGTTGGAGGCTCGGAAATAGGTGACGCATTCTTAGTAAACGGAATAAGTTTTGGTCAGTGGTCAGAAGAGTTTTCTTCAACTTCTCTTGGAGTCACAAAAATTGATATTCCTTCAACAATTGCACTTGCTCCACAAAAAGGCCTTGTTGCAAAATGTTATGGATTACAAGAACTCGATGCCTACTATTTGGCTTCTGACAATATGCTTAAAGCAAAAAATTTAAGCATTCCGATGGTTTATGGAGCATCCAGCCTAACAGCATTGTATCCAAATGGATCAGATCCATCCCTTATAATTCCTGGAGTAGGACTTTTGAATGAATCTGGAAAATTTAAAGAGTATACTCTTGAAACTTGGTTAAGGATAAACTCTTACACAAATCAAACAAAAAGAATTATAGGACCAATATCTTCAGATGACGGAATATATGTTGATGGGCCTTCAATAGGACTTAAGGTTGGTAGTGAGTATAGAACTTACTATGTTGGAGAGTGGACAAGGCCAATGCTAGTTCACTTAAGAATTGGAAAAGATGTTGCATCTCTTGTCATTAATGGGCAAGAAGTTATATCTTTAGATTATGACAGAGAAACTATTTCTTTTCCAGAAATGTTAAATGAAAATCAAAAAAGTCAGGATTGGATAGGATTTTATGCACACGAAGATGTTTATCCAATAGAGATTGATTGCGTTGGAATTTACCCGTATGTAGTTGCAACCGCTATGGCAAAAAGAAGATTTGTTTTTGGTCAGGGCGTAGAAATACCAGAAAACATTAATACATCATATAGCGGAACTTCAGTATTTATTGATTATGCTTTTGCAGATTATACTGCCAATTATTCTTACCCAAAAGTTGGGTCTTGGCAACAAGCGTTTAACGATAACACATCAATTGTTAATAAATCTTTATCTGTACCATCTGGACCTCTTCCAGAAATATTTTTATCATCAAAAACACAAGAAGAGTTGTTGTTAGATTGTAAGGTAGCACAATCATCGGATACGGAAAACTTTTTTTCTTTTAGACCCAACTCAACCTGGAATTCTGTTTCTGGATATTTGTTTTTTGAAAACTTTGATTTTTTAAAAACTCCAATATCTGCATTTTATGGCTGCATGAGATTACCAGAGTCATCTCCTACTACTCAGACACTTTTTAGAATTGAAAAAGAAAACACTAATAGTTATTTTGCAATAGAATTAATCAACAATCAAATATCATACTCTATAAATTATGACGGAGTTTTAGAAACGATATACTCTCCAACTATCGCAGAGCCTGGAGAATTAGTTGATATTGGACTAAATATTCCAGTGTTTGTTTCTAGGTTTGGAAATCCAGCGTCAGACTTTTTCGGATCTTTATCAGATTTAAGATTGTATGTAGGCGGTAAAAAAGACGAAACTTCTACATTCACTGGAAAAATATACAAGATCGGATTTTGCACAAAATACAACTTTCAAAAAATTAGGTCATTGTTTAATGAGATAGGTGTTCCAGTTTGGAACGAAGATCTATTTGCTGTATATCAAAACAATCAATTAATAAATATAGATGGTGGAATAGACACAACATCTATGCCACCATATGGAGGAACAACAGATACGGCAAATGGCGCTATATCTGGTGGCAATGTCTTTATATCTGATGAAGATTTTCTTATGGATCATGTGGCAAGTTACACTCTTGTTCCAGATCAAATTTTTGATACATACAGTCTAACAGTGTCTGCAAACGCATATTGGGAAGATCAAATTCCTTTAACATATTTTGCTGAATCAGTTTTAGATAAAAGAGGGGATCAGTATTTTGACCTTGACTTTATACAGTTTAACATAGACTATCCAATACCATCAAAAACAATTGCAATAGAGACTGAACCAGTTGACTGGACATATGCAGAACTTGCCAATGAGTATGGTCTGCCATTTCAAAGAACTTACGAATCACTTGATAACTATTTGTTTACTGGGTATAACGATTATGAAGACCTAAAAAACAAAATAGCCAAAGACTATAGGTATGACACAGACGGGGCAATTGTAAAAACTTATGTCACATTTCAATACACAGAATTAGGTGCAAATCAAACACCATTTTATTTTACAAAAACAGAAAGGCCTTCCAGAAATGGAATATTGGTTCCTGGCTTAGACTGGATGACAACAAAATATGAGGTTGTTGACAACATGATAATTTATCCACCAGTAGGTGTAGATTTTAATGATCTTTCTATTGTAACCCATATCGACATAAATGTTAAAAATTCCTCAACGCATAATGTTAATATTAAAAAACTTTCTTATGCATCTCAAGCATTAAATGAGTCGGATGCAAGCCCAATAGGAACTAGGTTTGGAACACCTATATACCCATATACTAAAACTGGGATTTACTATAACTTTAAAAAGAATAATCCATTTTCAATATATACTGGATCATCTCCATATTTGTACCTTACAAAAACAAGTGGAGTTCAAATAAAAGGACAGTACGATCCCCTTGTTAATCGTGGCTTATCTATTCCAATGAACACGAGCAGAGCAAGCAACTTTAAAGTAATTGCAATGCAAATGGCTGTTAGATTTGATGGAGACTACTTCCCATACGCACCAACTCAAATATTTGAGGTAGAAAGCAAAGGGTCTTACCTAAAGTTCTATATGGTTGCAAATGACCCAAGTGGAAGAAGAGCAAAAATATATGCAATTGATGCAAAAACTGGCTTAGTTCAGGACGGAATTGGGTTTTATTGGAATGGAAAAATTGTAAAAGAGCCAGTGCTAACCCTTCAAGAGTGGGGATTCTTAGGTATTAATTTTGCAGACAGTCTTGACTTTTCATTTTTTGAAGGGGCAATAAGATTAACTGGACCACTACTATTTAATAGCATTTCTTACTACCAGTCAACAAACCTTCAAGAAGTCCAGAACATATCAGAAAGGCCATGGTTTAGAGTAAAGGTTTTGTCTGGCCTTGGCTTAGACTGGGAGTTCTGGAATACTGGGTCATTTAACTGGAACAAAGTTCTGGTTTTAGCGGAGACTAGTTATTATGGAGTAAATCCGTCAGAGGTATATAAGAGTTATACTGGAACAAACAAGTTAATTGTAGGAGACAACTTTCCATTGACAGTTGGAGATTATGCATACTCTTTGTATAATGACATATCCTGGAACAAGTTTACGGTTGATCCAGTTTAATATGGTATACTTGTGGATATGGATTCATTAATAGACCCAAAAACTGGTCAGCCAATTGTCAAAAATGTTAGACGCAGAGTCATTGAAAAAGACTATGACTGGGGTCTATACATTTATAAAAAAGCCAACGGAAGATATTTTTCAGACGGACACGGCTCTGTTTTAAATATTCCTTCTATGCGAGGGGACATTGCAAAAATTGCAGAATTAAAACAAGCAGCAATACACTATGGAGATCCAGGAAATGGAACTGTAGAATTTATTGCTGGCTCATCTCGTGTATCTGAAGAAGAGTATAGCGAGCAGGTAGACAGAATGAAGTCTGGTTTGCTTCCTAATCTAAATGATCTTGGAGCAGTTCAAGCAGCAAAAGATACAATAGCATTGTATGGAGACGAGGAGTAATTATGGAAGATAACGAAATTGTTATTGGAGCAAGCATTGATCGTGCAATTAGTAAGGACGATCCATTTTTAAACTCAGATCCTTTTAAGGGTAATTGGGAAACACTAAAAACTCTAGACGGTCTAGACTCAAACTTTAAAAGACGTATAAGCAGGTCTTCAACAAAGATGGTTGAGCCAACCCCACAATATACAACCGCAGCGCTGGCTGGAAAAAGCGGTATTGATGGAGCACAGTCAAAAGAGATAAACCCAGGCCTAGTATATGTAAACGGCTACGGAATGTTTGATGTTATTACACCACCATGGAACCTTTATGAATTAGCAAACTATTACGACACCTCTTTTGCAAACCATGCAGCCATTGATGCAAAGGTAGAAAACATTGTTGGGCTTGGATACGAGTTTCATGTTTCTCAAAGAACAATGCTTCGCCTAGAGGCTTCAGAGGATAATAGTGCTACACAGAAGGCAAGAAAAAGAATTGAAAGAACAAAGATTGAAGCAAGAGAATGGCTAGAGTCACTTAATGACGACGACTCTTTTACAGCAACCATGGAAAAGGTTTATACCGATCTTCAGTCAACTGGAAATGGCTATCTAGAAATTGGAAGAACAACTCGTGGAGAGATTGGATACGTTGGACATATACCAGCAACCACAATGAGAGTTCGTAGAATTAAGGATGGCTATGTCCAGATTATTGGAAACAAGATTGTTTACTTCCGTAACTTTGGAGCAAAAAATCCAAACCCACTAACAACAGACTCTAGACCAAACGAAATTATTCACTTTAAGCAATACTCACCTCTCAACACTTTCTACGGAGTGCCAGACATTATGTCAGCAATAAACTCCTTACACGGAGACTCACTTGCTTCACAATACAATATTGATTACTTCGCAAACAAGGCAGTGCCACGTTATGTTGTAACGTTAAAGGGTGCAAAACTTTCTGGAGATGCAGAAGATAAGATGTTCCGATTCTTGCA